TGAAATGCCTCCAGCTACTCATTTCTGCCTCCATTTCTAGGTACATTAATCGGCCTCCATCCATGTAGTAATGCCCTATCTGGCATTACTCATATCTTCCAGCCATCATCCAATAGCCTGTTGTTATTCTAGAACCGCACTTATTATTCATATACTGCCAACAATCGAGCCTGTAGTCACTGCGGTATGACCCATTATCAAGGTTGCCCTTATATTCTATAGAAGCCACTAAATTCCTCTTAGCAGGGAGGGAAACAGGGATATTGGGAAAATGGCTGACATCTTGCTTCTCTATCCAGTGAGTTTCACCGTTTTTACTCTTTTCTCTCGTTAAGCTGTCGGTGTATCCCGAACCATTCAACAACCCGATAATAATGTTCTTCACGTCGCTTCTTTGCCATAAAACCTGTTATTTTTCTTATTTCTCCCCAAAGGACATCATAATCTAATTTACCATTAGATTTCATATATTTCTTATAATTATCTTCCATATTACGTGTATGTGTTAGAAAATGCTTACATCAATGTAAGACTTTGTAAGCAAAATTACGTGATAAATAAGAACCAGAGCCTTGTTGGTTGTGACGTAATTATTAAGACATAATCTTCATTAAAAATATTTAATATGCAATAGCTATGATCTACTTTAAGCAGGAACCCCTATCCCCTTGCTGTGCACACAATTAACTAACAAGATCAAGTAATGCTTTACCTGGTGAGGAAAATCCCGTCGACAAATCCCAATTTTAAAAAAATATTTTAGAATGGGGGAACGTGATACACAATGCAAGACTCCCCATCTCGTTTCACTCGGTGGGGTCGAAACCTCGTTGAGGTTACGTTCAGAGCTCAGGATGGTTCGCTACGCTCACCTCGAGCTCTTCTCTTCGAACCGTCTGCTCTGCCCCCATTGGTGTGGGTGGTTGCGTACACACGGTGTGTGCGGACTACCCATAGTGTAACTCAAGGAGATACAACAATGGCTACACGCAATAGTAACAAGGTTCTTATTGGTGAAGTACGTCACTCACGTGTTGGCACCACAGATCACAAAGGAGACTTTGTGCCTGAGGTTGACCGCAACGGCAAACCTTTGACAAGTGATAACATAGTTATCACAGTGGCAAAGGACGCACCTCCCGCCAAGGCGAGGGTGAGTGCCTTAGCAATGCGAAAGCTTGCTGAGAAGCATAACCTTCCTAACATTGCGGAAGGTGTGGACTACATCCACACTAAGACCTTCCCTCTGGAATCCCGCGACGGGAGACCTGAGGCAAGGTGGGAATTCTTCCGCCCTGTGTCAGAAGGTGACGTATCCGAGCTATTCGCATAGCACGGCTTTGCCTGGTGAGTGAAGGGGGTTTCATACCCCCTTTATTACACGGTTGGTAATAATCAGCATTAATTATGGAGGTAATTACAATGAGTGATTTAACTGATAGGGAACAGAACGTAGCAGCTCATTGTCAGCTGTTATTGGGTAGTCTTAGAGGTAAGCTACACAATCAGTTGGAGCTGATTGAGGAACAACTTACAAGGCTCCAAGAAGAAGGTGACACTTATGGTGGTTGCTGTGGCTCTGAGTATGAGAGTTATTGGCAATCACGTTATTGTTACCAGAAGGTGCTTAACTTCCTTAATGGGGAGATAAGTACCTTCGAATAAATTAATTGATGGGGGAACGTAATAAAGTACGTTAACTACGATATATTTTACTCTTATAGATGTATAGGAGTAGGATATAAGTAAAAATGTGGTACATATGGTAGAGATATACTTATATGCCCCCTACGGAGAATCATTACCTCTATGATGATAACTCATCTTTTATGGCTAGCTATGAAGATGAGGTTTGCATCGACGGCAAGCATCATAGAGGAGAATTAACTTGGTAATAATGCAGGTGTTGGTAACGTGGTCAAACTTATTGTAAGGAGGAACGGCTTCCAGCTTACTAACACCTGTAATTACCA